GGATAGGTGAATTATTAGAACTTACCAAAGATAATGTTTATCTACGACAAAAATATATTAAAATTACAAAATCCAAAACTAAATCTGGATTAAGAATTATCCCTATCCATGAAAAAATTTTCCCATTAATACAAATACGTATGCAAACATCTGGTAAATACCTTATTTGTCGACATGATGAAAAGCCTTATAACTACAGCATTTATTGCACTTTATGGGATAAGATTATGCTGACAATTAATGCCAAACATACCCCTCACGATTGTCGTCATACTTGTGCTACTTTAATGGATAATGTAGAAGTAAATTATAATGCCAAACGTAAAATATTAGGTCATGCTTGTTCTGATGTTACAAATGGAGTTTATACTCATAAAAATATTAGACAATTACGCAAGGCAATTAATAAAATAAAATGATACTAATAAGATACGTATAAACCGAATTAAGCTTTAAAAATCAGCATTAGTTAGACTTTATTTGTGTTACTAATTGCTACTTGTAAAAACACTAAAAATAGCATATTTCTAAAACTTAAAAATCCTATAACCACGCAAGTTACTGCTGTTATAGGATTTCTTTTTTAGTAAAAATTAGAGAAATATTTATTTTTAATATTATGTTTACAGCCTTTATTAAAATTTTACCTGTAGGAGAAATGCCCGCTCATAGTCATACTGGTTTAGTTAGTACAACTAATTTAACAGGTACAATTAGTTATGTTAGTAAAGGAAGAAGAGAAAGTGGTATTTTTAATTTACAGTCCATATGGAATACTGCACTTCATGGCTCAGCTCCTGCTGATGAATGGGGATTTGATGTTATATTAAATGCAACACATAACCACAGTGTAACAATTAATAATTCTGGTTCTAACCAAGCACATAATAATATGCAGCCATATATTACCTGCTATATGTGGAAACGTACTATATAAACGACTGTAGGGAAAATGCCGAGTCATAATCATACTGGTTCTACAAATACTACAGGAAATCATTCGCATAATACACCTACCACTGGAACATATGAGGGTAATGGTAAAGGATATGACCCTGGTGGAGGAAATAACCCTAATTATACTCAATGTTTCACTTCTGAAGCAGGTAGTCATTCACATACTATAACTATACAAAATACAGGCTCTAGTCAAAGCCATAATAATATGCAACCTTATATTGTATGTTACATTTGGAAAAGAGTAAGTTAAGCTGTACGTTTCCAAATATAAACACTGATATATGGTTGTAAATTATTATGTGCATTGCTGCTACCAGTATTATTAATGGTTACCGTGTGACTATGATTACCCGCTTTACTTGTTAGACCAGTAGATGTATTCATCCAATCGCTAGATGCTTCTTTAGAACCATGCCAATTTAAATATTGATAGGTAGTATAATTATGCGTATGTTCGCCTGTAACATTTGTAGAAGCACTATGAGTATGTGAAGGCAATTCTCCTACAGTGAGTTGGTGAGTTGCTTCACCGCCAGTACTTCCTGCATTATAGGTTGTTCCCCAAGAAGATTTACCTTGTGCTAATAACACACGACCTGCTGGCATTGCTTCCCATGTACCAAAGCCCAATAACGTAGCTGGATTAGTAGATACAGTAGACATGTAAATACTTCCAACTGGATATATTTTTTTCATTGTATCTAACATAGGTGCGTACTTTGCTATAGCATTTCTAACAAATCCACAAGTAGCAATTTGTGTATTATTCGTATCCACAGCAGCAGTTGGAGCTGTTGGTGTTCCTGTTAATCCAGGGCTTGCTTTTGGTGCTAGTGTAGATAAATCTACACTAACAGCACTTGCAACACCATTATTTATATATACTGGCTTGGTAGCACTTCCCACTGTAGAAGTTCCTAGTTTATTAGCAACACTTGAATTATTAGCATTTTCTGCTGTAGTAGCTTTTGCTGCTAAATCAGCATTAGCTGCACTATCAGCTTTACCCTGAAGATTACCTATAAATTTAGTAGCAGTAATATTATACCCATTGGCATTTATATTACCTTTCATAGTTCCGCCAGATAACGGTAAATACACATCTTTTGTTTTATTATCTACAAAATTAGTAAATGCAGTTGATATATCAGCTGTTAATTGTTCAACATCTTCATCACTAGCATTTGCACCTTGTGCTACCATAAAATCTGCAATAGCCTTTGCCATAACAGATACTTGATAATAAAGTTTATTGTGTAGATTTGGATAAGCAATACCAGGTGTTACACCTCTTGCTCTTTGGGTATTAGCACTATAATCCCCATCACTCATCATATTTTGTTTACCTTCATCAAATACTAAAAAATTAGTACTAGCCATAATTCACACTCCTTTTATAACCAACTACCAGTATCATATCCAGATATATCTTGTGTTTCTTCGCCATAACCAAAAATTAAACTTGTTTCTTCTTTTATCCAATTAGTAGTATAACCACCCAAAAATTCATTATCATAACCATAACTAAATATAGGTACATCTGCATTTTGTGCAATTATTATATAATTTATACGCACACCTTCTGGTTTTGGAACAACTAATCCGTTATATATTAAATCCTTCTCTAAAACAGAAAAATCTCCCGATACAATTACATCCATACTCATATCTTGATTATCCAATATTAAAAGATTCCCATTTGGAAATATTTCTTGCCAAGCAGTATATAATTCTGGAAGCGTACCTTTCCATTGATTCCAAACAATTTTAGCTTTCAATAATAATCTATAATAATCATCATCTAGTACAGAAGATACGTCCGCACGCGGTTGAAAATCTAATTGCCTAGAGCGACCTATTAATTTACCTATTATATCTAATTGCACACCAGTAGCTGTATCTAGATCAAAATTAGATATAATTTCTTGGGCAGTAGAATTACTATCTTGTAACTTTTGTATTCCAGCTTCAAGCCATTTCATAAATTTAGGTTGTAGGCGATACTGACTTGGTATTAAATTTAAATAATAAATATTTTCCAATGTATTCACCTACTTCAACTGACATTTACTGTTATATTATCAATATTTCCTTGTATTACTTCATTAAAATTTATTTCTATATCAGCTGTTCCCTGACTAGAACTATGTTTTCCTGCTGTTAAACTTGTTATCGAAAAAATAGGACTTGTTAAATTCGGATTTGCTATTAACGCACTATTCCAAAGTAAAGATGTAGGTAAATTATCTCCTATACCAAGTGAATTTAGGTAATTTAAAATATTATTCTTGATATTATCTACTACATTATCTGTATAACCAGCATATTTTTTAATATTAACAGTTATATCAACATCTACATATGAAGGTCGATAAAATCTTATTGGTGTAGTAATATCGTACTTATTTATTACTTGCACTTCTGTCGTTCCATTTGTCAAACACCCTACACCTTTTCTTATATAAATTTGTTCTGCTATGTCTGCATCTAATCCACCTTCTACTACAGCAGTTATACTATGTGCAGGTAATCCATATGGGTTTTCCTCAGTTTCACTATTGTCATTAGTATCATTTTCGTATACTCGTTGACGTGTTACACCCTCTACAGATACAATACCCGCAATAGTACCTTCCAATAAAGTTTGACTTGGTAATGCTGTACTTACAGCTTGCCTTGCTCTTAATTGTGCATCTGTTTCTACAGGTTGACCTAAAACGGCATTAACCTTATTAGTAACAGATATCCAACCTAATTGTGGAGTAGCTATTTTATTTATATCTCCAACTAAAGCAGATATTGAACCTAAGACTGTACATATAGCGGATACTTCAATTTCTCCTTCTTCTGGAATAGTTATATTACTAGATAAATTCCAATTATTACCCGAAATATCTTGTACTACACCACTTTTAATAACTGTTTGAGGTATTCCTGTTAAAGTTACTACACAAGTAGAATAACTAGCAGCTTTTCGTTTTAAACCATTTATTTTAACAACTGTATCCAATCCGGAACCTATAGCAGTAACTGGTGAACGGCTATTATATACATATACAATACTATTTAAAGTATCATACATTTTTAAAGCTATAGCAGATATATATTCATAATCCATACTATCATTTTCAAGATATATGTCCTCACCAAAAATCTTTTTCGCTTCAGTTACTAAATCATCTTTAATATCTTGATAAGTAGGGATATGTAATCCAGCGTCATCAATGTATGGTGCAAAATATGCCATTATTCTATCCCTCCTTAAACACTAACTGTAAGGTTTCCATAATCAGTAACCACTAAACAAGTAAAAGTATATTTTCTATCTTTTATTTCTGATATAAAATTCACTACACTATTTACATTAGTTGTTCCATTTATTCTTTCTTTAACAATTAAATCTAACACCTGTTTATTCTCATCACTGCCTACACTACCTATCATTCTTTGCCACAATGGCAATCCGTCTGTTAAATCTTCCCACCATTCGCCATATAATAAAAGAAGTCGTGTTTTTATTGCTTGTGCTACGGCGTCTACATCTGTTAAAAAGTTCTGACGATTTCTACCAAGTGTATAATCTCCACTTATATCAAGTCGTCTATATTTCACCCACTTACACCTCCTGTTATACTTCCGCCAGATTGTACTCCACTGTGTTTATGCCCCATAAACCCAATACCTTCAATTGTAGTTGTTCCGTTAAGTGTTATGCTAGATGATGTTATATCTATTCCACTATCTGAAATAGTTATTGCAGAACTTCCACTTGTATTTCTTAACTGCATAGCATTAGTGTTATATTCACCTACAACATTAGGTTGACTCCAACAACCTAATATAGCAAATGCGTCAGATAAATCATGCCTTCTAATCTCAATTTGATTTTGTGTTCCTCCAGATTGCCACCATGCATCAATACAACTATCTGCAAAAATAATAAGACATTCATCACCATTTTTTATAGGCATTGTAATAACAAATCCACCAGCACGTGGTAATACTATAGGAACATCTAAAAGTAACGGCAAATCAAGCCATTGCTGTTGGCCATTAATATTTACTAACTCTCTTATTGTCGGTTGAACTATAACTGTTTGTTCTAATGAGTTAAATTCTTTTATTATTCCAGGAACAGCAACTCTTATTTTCGTAGATGTATTACGTTGCAGTAATTCATCTTTTGCAGGTGTACCATTCATCATTTCTTGTAATGTAATCATTGTTTCACCTCTTATATACTGTTTGGATTAGAGCCAATTCCTTTCATCATTGCAGGAACTACATCTTTTCCATATCTACTATAAGCATTAACTGTTGTATACCAATCATTGCCTCTAGTATCTCCAGTATGTTCAACTTCATAAGCTTGATACATATTTTCTTCATCCAATTGCAGTGTCTGTGGTTGACTTTTTCCTGGCATATTCATCTGTAATTGCATACCGTTTATTTCTGTATTTTTTAACTGAACCATAGATAATACATTTATTTTAGGATTTAATAAACACCTAAATGAAACGCCATATTGTATTTGTTGTGGATATCCAATTAATCCATTCTTAGGAGTTAATATTAAAGCTTCATCTGTGTAAGTATCTGTAATTTTTGTAATATTTACCTGACCATCATTTATCCAAACATTAGCATTATTACCCCGTGCCACGTCTGTAAGAATATCTTTCGGTCTACCAAAATAAACTTTTCCTCTTGGTAATGTTTGCCCACTTATTGTTGGTGATACTCTATTTACTTGTGTTGGCTTCTCTGCCTTAGATACTACAGTATCTATTACATTTCGAGGATTTTGACCGCGAACACAACTAAGTGATATAAAGTTCATATTTAAAAAAGTATCCCCATCTATACATACTAAAGTAAGCACATAATCTGTATTATTTTCTTTACTTCTAACAGCCTGTACAATCTGACCATCAAATATTTTCCCATATTGTTTTGGCTGACTTTCTTGTATTTGCTGAGGATTATTATCTTCTTTCGTTTTATTTTTACTATCTTTTTTACTTACAAAATTAGAACCTACAGCCTTTTTAGTATCTTCTGGATTTAAATTTATTGTATTCAAATAACCTTCATATCCAGCGGAAATAATAAGCCTGTCTCCTTCTTTTATTATTTTTTCTTCGGTATCTTTGTTCAAATTATAAATTTTAACTTCAGCATGATTATTAAAATCCATACCTCTGCGAACTCTGAAAACACAATGCAAAAGCGATACGTCTAATGCATATTCTTTATTTTCATTAGACGTATCGCTTTTCTCATTTCCTTTTGTTGTTTGTGTATTGTCAATTTCCGCAGTTGAAGAAGCAACAACTATACGATATTTTCTAAGATATAAAAAATTACTCATCTAATACACCCCACAACAATAAAAAAGTTGAACCTAATGTTTCATTATCTGGATATTCAAGTTGAGTTTCACCAGATTTTACAATATAAGCTTCTCCAATATTCAAATATTCGTATTGAGCTAATATATTACTTGCTAATCCACCTCCTGGAACAAGAGGTAAATTTGCTATTAACATTTCACCAGTTTCTGCATTACTTATATCAACCGTCCAGTGATTATATTCCTCTAAATAACGCAAAAAAAGTTTTATGTGTATATTAGTTTTGTTTATATTTATTTTAAAACTAAGCATTTGGTTAGCTATATTTGTTAATGGTATTGTATATAACATAATCAAGCCCCCATTTCATACAGGGCACTTCCAGCTTGTTCGGTTGCTTGCGGTTGAACTTCACCTCTATTTGTAGTACCACTAGATGCCCAGTTTCGAGTTGATACTGTACCTGTAGCCACATTTACTACAAAAATTTCTTGTAACGTTACTGTACACCGTAAACCATATTGTGTCCTATAATTATCTGGTGCTGTAATATTTTGTATCAGCATATTGTCGTAGTGATGTAATCTGGTATGAACAGATACCGGTAGCCTTAAAGCTTGCAATTCTCTTAACTTTTCATATGCAGATACCGATTTTGTATAATACTCCGTAAACTGACCTTCTAGCATTGTTGCCATAGCGTCACTCATTCCTATTTCCATAGTCAACGTAGAAGGATTTAAAAAGCTATGGTCAGCTATGTTAGCGCCGGTTTGTACTGGGTGTTGTGTTATAGTAAGTTCACTATCATGTTGTTCATTTAAAACTGCATCAAAAAAGAAGCCTCCAATATTAGTTTTGACTAAAACTAATTCACTATTTGAACCACCTATTTTACTAGTATCAAATGCACCTGTTACATAAGCACCTAAAATACCGCCCAAAGAAAATCCTGTATCAATTAAAACATTATCAACATTGGTATTTTTTAATATATCAATTTGACCATTATCTACACCGCCAGCAACATTCCATTCTTTAGGTCGGTATCCTTTTGAGAAAAACCCTGTACCACCATTTGCTCTATCTACAGTTATTTTTCCTAGTTGCCATAATGCGGATAAAGTATTAATAGAGCCTGTAGAAAATAAACTCATACTATCACCCCACTAATATTTCTAATATCTCGTGCATTATTGCCAATACCACCAATATTTACATCTGGTATTACCTTTTTAACAGCTCCTGCTACATCTTTTGCTGTCATTGGCTCTGTTCCATTTGGTGCGGTAACATTTATCTGACCTATATTGACACTTGAACCATTATAATTATTAGCTGTTGTCATTATTGGAACACTGCTACCACCTATTAAACTATGAGCATAAGTCCCTTGACCTAAAAAACCACTAAATCCAGTCTTTTCAAAGTATTGACTATAATCTTCTTTTGGCGGTGTATAGAAGTCATCTACTTCTAATTTATTATTATTTAGATGTACTGGTCCACTAGATTTATTAGCATCTGTATAATCATAATTGTTGCTAGGATTTGTTTTATTCCATTCATCAAAAGCTGTTTCAGCTTTATTAATTCTATTAGAATCATTAGCTTCATTTTTTCCAGGACGTTCATATCCTTTTCTGAAAGCTACAGCAGCTTTAGACGGGCTATCTGTAGAATAAAAATCATCCCTAGCTCCCTCTATATTAAAAAATTCTCCACCTTCATTCATCTCCCAAAGTGCAAAATCAATTTGAGTATCTAAATCCGTCCAATCTTTACCTCGATTAGACGCAAAAGTTATTAAATTTTCACGCCTACTTCCTAACCATTGACCAATACCAGAAGCTCCTATACCATTTACAGTTTCTGGATTCAAACTTGATTCCTGTATCCAATTACCAACAATACCAGCAGCTTGAACTGGTGTAAGACCACCATTTATAAGGCGACGCATTATATATTGAGCTCTTTCACTTCTTGCATCATCAGAGGCATCTCCTACTTTTCCTTTAGTTACATCATCAAGAATACCTTCGCCAAAATTACCAAAAGCACGAATTACTTGTTTGAAAGCACCTTTAAAATCACCTCTTGCAGCTTTAGCTAATGCACTAAATAAATCACCTGTTAATCTTACAAGTCTTGTCATTAGTCTTAAAGTGTTTTCTATACCTTTACCAAAAGCCCACCAAACTTCCTTACCTTTTACACTTAAACCAAATAATTTAGCGATAAGTTCCAATATGGCTTCTACTAAATCAAGGACACCATCAACTAAACTAGATACACTATCTCCCATAAGCATAAATAATTCGATTACATCAAAATCTTGGAACATATATTTTAATATCTCCAATATACGGAAAAATATTTCAACCAAGTTATCCATAATCTGTTTAAAGGTTGACCACCAATTTTTTAGCTTTGGTAGTGCTTCAGTATTTATCAAGGAGATAATGTGTTGTAAATAATACTCCCCTTTTTCAAAATAAACTTGTAAATCATCCCAAACTTCAAGAAGTTTTTTCCATACTGGAGCTAAAGTTTTTGCTGATTTTCTACCATCAATATAAGCATAAAAATCATCTATAAGAAGTATCATTATACTCATTGCAGCAAAAAAAGGATTTAACTTTATAGCCATACCGATTATAGATATAAACTTAATAATCTTTTGTGCTCCCTCTGGTAGCATATTAAAAAATCTAGAAATGGTATCTATAGCAGTTTTACCAAAACGTGCAAGGTTCATACCTAAATTGACTACTATTGTTAATGCTTTAGCTATTTTGTTACCCCAGCTCGGCATATTCATTTTTAAATTTTCATTTATATCTTTTAATCCCTTACGAACTCTTTCAATAGGCCCTGCTAAATACTTTATTAAATAATAAGCTACCCATTCTTTTAACATCTTTATCTTAAGCATAAAAGATTGCCATTCATAACCAATTGAACGAATATACTTTAGTTGATTATTTGCATCTGCTGGAGTTTGAAGTTCTTGCATTTCTGATCTAAGGCGCAAGAATTGTTCTCTTAATTCTGGAATCCATGCAACATCTTCAAGTTTTGCCCCCATTGTATCCAATGCTAATTGTAGACTTTTAGCATTTTCCTTCGTGGTCCATATATCTTTAGCTAGTACTTGATATTTCATGTCTGCATCCGCTACAGATTTTATAGTTTTAGCTGTGGCAAAACCGACAGCAGTTATAGCAGAAGCAACAGCACTCAAACCTGTTACCATTTTGCCAAGTGATGTGGTGGTATCCATAGCACTATCACTTAATTTAGTTACAGCAGATTTAGCTTTATTAAGTGTATTGTTAAATTCGCTAAACTGTGCATTATTAACTATTGCACCTAGAGATACCAAATATTCTTCAATTACATTAGTATTTGCCATGGTTTCACCTCACTGACTATTATTATTTACGATACTAGCTCTATAATCATTAACTGCTTTTATATCTAGCATTTCATGTATAGCAATCAAATCATCTAAATCATAAGTACCGTCCCAAAGCTCATGCTGTTTCCATAAACCTGCAAGAACAGGTCTATAAAGGAATTCATTTAATGTATCTGCTTTTACTGTTTGGAATTGGTTTGCAGGGAGTTCGTCAAGCTCTGCAAGCCTTTTTCTCCGAAAAAACCCTCAACATTAAACATTACCACTTCAATCGTTAATAATATAATTGTCATAAAATCATTTTCTAATTCTTTATGGCTTAAACTACCATTATTTAATATTAAAGCTTCAGGCATTTCTGAACCATTTATATTATTCAGGATTTCTACAGCAGATAAACAATCTTTCTGTATTTCAATAAATTTATCTTTATCAATGCCACTTATTGCTTTTTGTAACATATCTACTTTATTTGTATTACCCGCATTAATTAAACCACCTGCTAAAGAAAAACCTATCTGCACGGCTATATAAGATGCTGTAAAAGCGTTTAATTTTTTAATTTTAAATTTATATCCATTTAATTCAATTATTTTTGTTTTATTAATCATAATTTACTCCTTAAAATAAAAAGCTACATCAAAATAGATGTAGCTTATTTAGAATTATGTTGAATATCTGCCGCCATTAAGGTCCATGTAATCCTTTGACCTTGTTGTTGATATGGTGTATCTCCCACCTTTTGTGGTGATATCCCTTTTATTGTATGACTTCCACCAGTAGATGTATTTCTTAATAACATTGATGTTGTAGCCCATTCACTAGTTGGCAAATTCCAAAGGGTATTATACCAATCAAGAAGCCAAAAATGTAAAGGGCTAGTTTGTTGTGCTGTAATAGTTATGGTACCATTATTGCCAGCTATTTTACTTACCATTACAGAACCATCAGATGCAACATCATGAGCTGAACGGTCTGTACTCATGGATATATTTATATCTCCAACACCTTCACCAGTAAATAAATATGAACCAATTGTAGGATGAGAGATAGAACCTGATAAATCTAAAAAAGAATATGTTGATAAAGCCATTAAATAACCTCCTATCTATTAACAGTAACACCAATAGTTACATGTTCAATAGCCCCTGCAAGTTTTGCAGATACATAAATTGGTGGTGATTTACGTGCATCTCTATCTGCTTGTGATTGGTCATTAACTGACTCTGCTTGAATAAGATATCCATCTGGTAAAGTATCTCCAGTTTTTAAATTTAAAATTGCTGAACCATTCCATTTACCAGGAGCGATAAAACCAATCTTAACAGCTTGGTCACAAGCAACCGCAGTAGCATTCATTATGCTAGTCACCCCAGCATCTGTTTGTGGCACTTTTGTTGATTGATACAATAAATCCATAATATTTAACTGAATATTATTACTTAACATATCAAGGTTTAAAATTTCATCAAATCTTGTTGCATCTGCCATAGTTCCTTGTTCTAATACATCATAATAATAACCACGATTTATATAAACATTGCCATAATTACCTTTTATATATTCAACTTGTGTATTAGTTAAATCATCAGTAGTTACTCCTGGTAATGTTTTATAAGCTAAAGTATACGCACTATTGGCAAGACTTGTATTATTTCCCATAGCATAACCCATAGTTGCTGCTACGGCATCTGGTGTATCTTCTTGTCCACAATATTGACCAAATGAACGACGATAATTTTTATCTTTTAAGAAAATAAATATGTCAGTGCTATTACCAGAACTAGATAATACATCTTCTGTAGCTACTGTATAAAAGTAAGTACTACTTGGTTCTGCTGTTTCTGTATATTGAGCTATCGCTTTTATATCATCATTAGTAGCACCACAAACTGTAAAAGCATACCATTCTGCATTAGCAATACGACAAGCACGAACAGCATCAACTGCTTCCTTATCATTTGCTTTATCCCAACACCCAATAGCAATACGATTAGGTGCCAATGGAGTTGCAGATTTCATTAATAAAGCCGCTTTATATTCTGGGCTATCTGTTGTATATCCATCAGATAACATATCATCTAAATCTGTATAAATACGAATACGTTCTGCTGTCGGAATTACTGTCTCATTTAAAGGTTCAGTTTTTGTAGAACTACCAATAATAAGACCTAAATTAAAGCTATTCCTAGGAGCAGAAACAGCACCTAATGTTATTTGCACATCTACAATAGGGGTAAGACTTAAAGATTTTGTTGTTGCCATAGATTAATCCCCTTTCGTTATTTCTCTATGATTTTCAATAACTGTTTCTCCACTAGCATTACCATATACATTAAGTGGAACAGTCTTAATTTCATTAATTTGTGTAGTGTATGTCATAAGACAGTTAAATCTTAAATTTAAATCTGCCCTTTCCCACCACTGTTGTAAAAAAAGCTCTGGCATTCTTAAGGGAGCATCAGAGCTTGGTATTAGATAGATTTTATTTTCTTTTAAAATTTCACTTCTATTAGCATGAAAGTAATTTCTTATATTAATGAGATTATCATATGAATTAGGACCATAAGCTATAAGATTTACTCTTAAAACTCTCGTTTGTCCTTTACTAATTTGGATATCTTCCGCTAAATCATTATTAATAATAGTATCTACAGGAATAGTTATATCTTGACCTGATTCATCAAATATTTTAAAAAATAAAATATCATCATTAATGCTCCAACCTGGTTGTCCTTGTTGTTGCCAACTTCTTCTAACCGGCGGATTAATAGACCATGCAGGATTATCTATTTCATATCCTAAAATAGACATTAACTCTTCCCATAATATATCTTCTAGTTCATCTAAGGTTGTAATCATATCAATAGCCCTCCATGCGAACAGCTATCGCTTGATAATATCCATAATCAATCCATGGATTAACCTGCATTATTTTATATTTATTATTTTGCCATTCAATGATATCAGATATAGCATTTGGATTATTTGTAGTAGTGTGTAAAGGTACTAAACTATAAAATACCATAGCACCATTTATTTTATCGCCTTCTGGTATCATATTTACTTCTTTAGCACTAGCTACTGTTATAACACCAGATATATTAAATTTACTAGGAGCATCTAATACAAACTTACCTTTTTCAAAATGCCCTCCTGTTCTAGTTACAGTATATATTTGCTTAAATCTAGGTGATAATATAACTCGTTTTACATTTACTCTACTCATCTGATTTCACCACATATGTTATAGATTTTCGCATTTCTCCTGTATCAATAAGAGGGTTAGAACTTCCTTTTTTTGCAATGGTTAATGGTGAATTAGAAGCCCAGCCATTATTAGGATTAGTAAACCAAGCTCTGACAATATTTTGTGCATACATACCTACTGCTTCTAAATGTTGCATAGCTGTCTGCATACTATCACCAGCATAAATATTTTCCATAGCTTTTCCATAAGCTGCTATAAGTCGTTCAGCTATTTCTTTTTTATTATTATTTATTGCCGGTTCAATAACAGGTCTTGGCGGTATATGCCACAATGGCGAACCATGCGATTTAATATACATTTCATACGCTTTAGAATATGGTTTACCTTCGTTTAATGCTGGTTGCATTTCCTCACGCATGGATTTTTTTCTTACTCCATGTGTTTGAATATACAATAGTTCAGCATTATTTATATCGTTTCCATTATCCCTGCTTGCACTTTCTGCTGGTATTCCTACATAAACACGGCTTTTTTTTAGTAGTTCTATACTTTTCTTTAAAGCATTTAAATTACTTTTATGTTTTACTCCTACCATATTTACCATACCAGCATACCACCTTTACCCATAAGCTTAGCAATAGACGCAAATTGTACACCATATTTAGTAAGCTTCCACTGTGCCCAACCGTTTAAATCATTAGTAATTGCAGATACATCTTGGGAATAAGATACACCACTAACAGACTCACTTGTAATTATTCCACGAACTGCCGCAGAAGATATAACTTCATCAGCAGAAGGCGTATCACTATCGCTCATAGACTCAAGATATAAAGTTAAAAAATGAGCTATAAATAAACTCATACAAAACTCCCATTGCCCATGATATCTTCTATACTGCAAACTATTATTGGCTAACTCTAAAAAAGAATTAATTACTACATCTGGGACTATATCTTTAAATTGCGGATAGAATCCAAAAAAATCATCTAGTGTGTATGCAGGATTATCACCACATCTAATATTAGAAGCGGAAGTGATAACCATAGGTCATCACTCCTCTTTAGATTTCTTTACTTTAGTTTCAGTTTTTGGTTCTTTAGGCTCAGCTTCTACCTTTTCCACTTTTGTAGATTGAATTTTTTCCTCTAATACTTCAATATCTCCATCTTGTTTTGCTAATTTAAATAAAGGGTCCTTTTCTACCCAATCTGGAACATCTTCAATTACATAGTTTCCGGAGGAAATAACCTTGTTTTCCCCACTTCCAAACTGATATTTTTTCTTAGTTAAAATACGCATAATATCCTCCCATTAAATACCATCATAGTAACGAACTGGCTGATAGAATAAGAATTTAGGAACACCAAACTGAGAAGCATATAATGTTAAATAAGCTGCGTCTGTTACACTTGGTTGTGTTAAGGCACGAGTAAGTGGAACTGTCATATCAAAATAAAGCATGTCTTTATCATTTACATAAACCATCATACGGTCTTTTTTAGATTGACCTGAACCAATACACCAACGACAAGGATAAATTTGAACATCAATACCTTGATTTTTACCAATATTATTTTCCAATAAGAATTGTAAAATAGATATATTACCTGCATCACTTACTTTTTGACTTACTAAATAAGCATATTGTTGTGGCGGTATTAAAATTTGATTAGGCATACCACGCATATCATATTCAGCAGCAGTCCATGCTTCAGTTAATGCTGTATTAATATCATTTAAAATTTCATCGGGTGTTTTTGTTTTCCATTTTGTGTCAGACTGTGCACCTTGTGCAACTAATGCAGTTACAACATTAGGATTATTGATAATACCAGTTGCTTTATATTCGTCGTATCCTACATAAACATTCTGGTCTACAGCTTTCTGATAATTTAATCGTAAGCCTTTATCTAATAAATCTTCTAAATTTCTTCCAATTTGTTGGAGCTTATTTTGGTCAACCAATGGAACTTTTAATACATTCATCCATGTATGAACAGGGTATTGATTTTTTCCAATATCCACTTGTACAGCAGGAATAGCTGTAGAACTACCGCCTTGAATACCGCCACCATTAGGGTCGGAAATTCCGTAATTCACATCAAATGTGCTAGTGTATTCTACCCAGCCACCGCCTGTTTCGGCTACTATATCACGTTGCCATGTAACTGCTGTTAATGGCTCACGGATTTTAGGGTCTACTTTTTCAAGCTCACCTACAAGATAAGCCATCCCAGAAGCGGTTGCAGCGTCATAAGCTCCGCCATAAAGTCCGCCACCTTGTTTCATTGCAAAATTAGCTAAATTACCAGCATTTTTCATGTCTGCTGGATTAATAATAATTGGTGTTGACATTAGTTCATTCCTCCTTATGGATTGTTTCGAGTTTTAATACAAATTTCAGCAACTTTATTAGCGTCTATTTTACCGGTAGCCCAACAGACATTAGGTAATTCAACTACATTTCCACTATCATCAGTAGCCTCAAATCCACCGATTATTTTACCACTTCCACTATCTTCCCCTGCTGTTCTAACATAAACCTTTCCGCCTGCTGTAGGTGTACCAACATTACAAGTAACCATTACATTTCCGCGCTGAATAACAGAACATGGTTGATTTGGTTGATATGCTCCACTATTTTGTGCTAAATACTGCACAGCTTGCTGTACAATTCTAACTGCTACACCAGCAAAATTATCTGCTGTAAGCGTAGCATCACCCACAGAATAAGTATTATCACTATTTAAAATAACAGGAGCCCCAAAAGGAATAGCCTTGCTATCTTCCTTCACTGCTCTAGACATAATCACATCATCGGGTGTGCGTGCATACGTTCCAGGGAAACCTAAATTCATAGATTTTCCAATTGCATAACCTGCCATATTATTTACCTCCCTTATATTGTGGATTATATTTTTTAGCCCACATTTTCCCTAAATCTTCATTTTTAACTGTATTGCTATCTTGTGCTTTTCTACTAGCTTTTAGCACAGTAGCATATTGTTTATCTTGTACATTTCCACGAACAAGATTTGCCAAACTATCAATAGCTTTTTTTCTAGTATCTTTATCTTTAATACCTGCAACGATAGGTTTTAAAACTTTTAAATTGGCAAGAGTATCACATGCTGGCTTATTAAGCATACTTTCTTCGTCATTGATTTCTTCTGGCTGTACTGTAACTGCTTCTTCTTGCTCTGTTACACTTTCATCATTCGTGCCAGTAAGTTGATTTTCTAATTCATCTAAAGCAGAAATTTCATCTTCCCTGTGTTCTGGTTCACGCTTTTCTGCCTGTACGATAGATTGTAAAGTTTTTTCAAAAGAATCAAGCCTTGCCATAACATCACTCATAGATGGACCTTCATCTTTTATATTTTCTTCAGGTTTAATTTCTGGATTTTCATCATGCAAGAGTTTACTTGCTTCTGCAATTTCTTCTGGTGTAGAATTTTCATCTCTTGCAAACATAGCAAACATTTTATTTTTTATAGCTTTTAAACTCATTTTTTTACCTCCATTAATTTTATTTTTAAGTTCTGGTTTACTATCTCTAACAGCTACCCTATGTCCAGCCCTTCCATTTTTTACGATAGCAATATGATTGCCTCTTATTTGTTTTTGTAAAATAGTGTCATCATTTCCTAACTCCCAAAAACAATCATATCCGCAAGACACCTCACGTTTTTCTTTAGATGTTATCTCATCAATTAGCACTGGGTCATAAATCATTAAATCAGCAACAATACAATCGTTGTATTCCCCGATGCCTCTTCTCACATCTCTACAAATACCCTTTAAGTATGTTCTACTATTTTGCGGTGTAACATCTTCTAGTGGGTGGTCATCAGTTACTGGCTTTCCTTCAAAAGAAGCAAGGGTAGCTTTAGAAAATACTTCTTCTGGGTGTCTCACTATTTTTACAGTATCATTGCTAGGTAATTCTTTAAAAGGAGTTTCACTGCCTAGATATAGCTGCTGACCACACCTTGCAATTGGTACGTTGTGACAAATCAAAAAGCCTTCTGGTGTTTTAGTTAAATTATCGGATATTTTAGAGCCATAATAAGATATCATTTCATCTTCTCACCACCTCACATTATTTTTAAAAATTGATTTTTAGTCATATGGCGGATAGTTCCGCCATAATAAACTTTATGCGGAAATTTAATATCATTAATGTCTGTTAAAGGTTCTGGATAACATCTGCAATTAAATATATCTCCTGCATTATAGTTTCCATAAGATTTTTTATTTATTAATCTTTCTGGGCTTGGCGGATAGTTAAAATTAACAAGAACATCTTCCATATGAGAATGACTTTTTCTTACTCTACTATCCTCACTAGTACGCCATACATACCAATTAAGACCGATAGATTGAGCCCTTACCCTTGTTAATGCAGTTTGGGCTTTGCTTGTTTCTGTTCTTGCAATTAATTGTGCTCTAGTTTTACTTATATGTGGGTAATATCTTAGTATCTCATCACATATATCTACAGCACGTTTCCCTTCTAAAGTTCCCTTAGCTATTCGCCTATCAACATATTTAGCAATATCCAAAGGTAAAGATGATATATAATTTGCATTTTGATTTATCAAATTATTAAAAGTTGCTCTTATTTCCCCAGTTAATCCTTTTTGTAATTCTTTATATATCATCTTACCTTGGCTACCTTTATTAGCAGCTTGTCTCCAAGACTTTGCGTTGTCGGAAAAAAGTTGAGTAATCATTCCTTTAGCCAACGCTTCAGCTTTTTTTATAAATGTAGGCTGTCTAGCCAAGGACTTTATTGTGCTTGCAATTAAAAAAGGACTATCAAGATTTTTTAATTCATCTTGTAGTCCCTGCATTAGCTTTTTTATGGCATTAGCGTAAGCTTTTTCAATTGTCCTTTTCATTTTCCATTTGTTGTTCTTCATTATTTAAATCACCATTAATATTTCTCATTCCAAAATCAGTTTCTACAGGTATATCAATTTCATTACTTGCCTTATCTATATCTTCATCTGTAATATTCGTCCACATACCTGTAGTATCACTCATCTGTTTATATTCTTTAAGTGCTATTCTGTCGGAAATAATTCCGCTATCTCTAGCCTCTCGAATAGCAGCTGATTTCTTAGCAACAATATCTGCAAGTTTTTCTTCTGTTGCTCGTTGTACTGGATTAAATCTAAAGTCTAAATCATCTGGAACAGCTCCCCATGTGCTCATTGCTATTATTGGTAATAATTTTTCTACTATTGGTCTCAATGCACTTTCTTGCTTTTCTTCTATCTTGTCATAATAGTTTTGCAAATCGCTTTCCCCAGTGGCGTTTAATCCAGCAGGGGAACGACCAAATAATCTAGTAACAGGAATTCCAGCTGCACCGCTTATATCCATTATAAATTGCTGGTAAACATCACTTAATCCACTAAATGTATACTGATGAGTGCTAAAATCATCGTCTTTATCTATTATTTGCATACTAAAATTGTTCATTAGCCAATTTTGAGATTGTACTGTATCGTATAATTCTCTTTGGCTGTTAACATCTGTAGTTGATAAAAGCTGACCTAAATCACTCATTTTCAATACTCTTAAGTTAGCTAGAAATGTTAAATTTGCTATATTCCAACTAACATTATCACGTTTTTTTAGTTCGTCAAAAAGCGATTCTATTACTGAAGCTCCCCAATATTGTTCTGCTAACCATTCCCAATACGGTAATTCATCTCCGGTAAACCTAATAACACGGCTGTGATGAATATTAATATTTATATTAGTTTCTGGGTCTGTTACATAGTAATATTCTGGTAGCCCATATTCAGTGTCTGATATATCTGTTACTAATCCTGTACCAGGATAACAACCATTCCATCTATCAAGAATAAGCATTCCCTTGAAATCTCCAGGCATTATACTATCTAAATCTAAAGGTTTACTTAAATCTTCCCCTTGCCCCTTTATTAGCATTATACCTAAAGCACCGCCATACAACCTTCCCCAACGTAAGCCTTGTGTTATCTTTTTTATAATACTTGTTTTACGTTCTACAGATTTTAATTCTGTTATTGCTTCTGGTGTTAAGTTAGATGTAATCTTAATCCAGTTTTTGGTCATATCCTGCGGAATAACATCAATGATATTTCTAATTATCCAATGGCTACGATATAAAGAATTCATTAATTTAAAATTTCTTGTAAGTCTAGTTAGTGGATAATTAGTACCCTCTAGTAAGCTAGGGGTAAAAGCACCCATACGTGCCAACATGTTTTGAAATGCGTCTGTTGCTTTGGCACGTATAATTTTTTTATTTTTATTTTTGTTACGACGCACTATTATACCTCCTTGGGTTTATAAGAGTAAAACAACCATAACGTACTGCGTCTGGTCCATGGTCTGCTATTTTTAATGGCTTTTCTTTTGCTTGGTTTTTTAAAGCTTTATCATCCCATACATAAGATTTCATTTCACTTATAGTGTTTTTACAATTATCTTTATGGAATAATAACATCTTCTTTTTTAGTAAAGAGGATACATGACGGATTCCTTCTAAAACCTTATTATCTGCGTTTATAGTATCATCCGCTACTTTACCTCTTAATCCTTTCTTGCGAAGTAAAGCTTTAAAACTGGCAGCCGAAGGGTCAATAACTACATAAGCAGGTGTTATACTTTTATTTCCCACAAATTCTAATAAATCTTCTCCGTATTCAGTATCTGTTTTCTCAATGCCTGTTTTTTTACTGTCATAATAATACTCATTAACCACGTATAATATCTTATTATCATCGTACACATCTAGAAAAACCATAGGGTTAACAGTACCATAGTCAATAAATATATAGCGTTTCATCTTAAAGATATTCTGACTTATATAATCTACCAATTCATCACCGAACAAATTATCATCATCAAAACAATCTTTATAAATAGCTCCCTGTGCCATTACCCATAATCCTAAAATAAAACGCTGAAAAAATACCCCTGCATATCTACTTTTATAGGATTGTATTACTTCATCGGATAGCGAAGGATTATCTTCCATCATGAAATGTATATGAAGAAACTTTTTCTCTTTGGCTTTTTGTATCCAATCTGTATAAAAATAATGTACAGGACTTTCTGGGTTACAATTAAACCATAATTTAGCTCCTAAAATTGAACAACGACCTGTGGCTTGGTTAACAAAGCTTTCTGGCATAAGTGCTACTTCATCTAATAACAGACCTGCTAAAGTAATACCCTGTATTAAATCTTGACTAGACTCATCACGCCCGCCAAAGATATAAAAATAATTTAATGTATAACCTTTTTGAATATATATCATATTATTTGTTCTATCTTCTTCAATCGTAAATCCTCTAAGTATCAATACAGGTTTAAGCCACTTCCATACATTTCGCTTAAAACTGCCAACTGTTTTACCACACATAGCAAAGTTTTGGGCATCAAAATTTTTCATCGCCCACAAAACAAAAGATATAGCCATTGGCACAGTTTTACCTGCACGAATAGAACCATCACATATAATGCCATTATGCTTATTATATGGGCTTCCTTGCTCCCACCATGTAAGTATCTGCATTTGTTTTTTACTAAAGGTATTAAATTTAATAACAGGCTTGATAATATTTTTTATTTTTTTAATCATCTCGCCATACCTCTTTAGTTGCATTTTCTATTGCTTTGGTAAATCCGTCATCTTCCATTAAAGTTTCTTGGGTATCATCTTTTGCTATTTCTTTCTTGAGTTTTTCAATACGGAGTTTTTGTTCTTCGGTGGCTAACTCGCTATTGCACATTTCTTCATACTGCTTGATTAAATTCATAAGTGTGCCCATAGCTCGAGATTGAGCCATTAAAAAAGAAGCCTGCTTGTCATAGGCTTCTCTATATTGGTAAACAGTGGTTTCTGCACCATCTACTGTTATTCTTTTAGTTACATCATTGTCGTCCTTAACGTACATAATTTTTTGAGAACGGATTATTGCTGCATACTTAAGGCAAATGTTTTCCCACAAAATATCTATTGGCGACATTGTTTCTATAGCTCCTACAAGCTCTAGTGTTTCCGCTGGCAAATATTTTGAAAATAACCCATGTTTCACTGCATTAGCGTTTTTTATAGGCGCCCCACCTAAATTTATTTTTTCTTGTCTAGGTTGTTTTGTTTCGGTACTTTTTAACTCAAGTCGAAAATCATCTAAAGCATTATTACGCTTAGTTTGTACGTTTTTGAGTTTTCTAGGTTGCGACTTTTTAACTTCTTTAGTTGCAACTTTTTTGGTATTAGGTTGCAACTTTTTCCAATAACGACTAGCCCATGATTTTATCGTTGATAAATTAATATCATACTTTTCTGCTATATCTTTATATTTCATTCCTGCGCAATAATCTTCAAAAGCTAAATCTTTTACATTTTTATTTGTCAAATCACCTCACCACCGAATTTTTAAATAAAAAAGCCACTAGCAATAAGCTAATGGCTCTGTATTCCTGATATTATTTTACTCTATTATTATACCACTTTTTTAAGTCTAAAACGCGACAAAAAAAGCGACAAATTTTTAATTTTTATATTTAGTATTTAAACAAATAAATAAACAACCTTGCTGGCAAGCTTCTTTGCCAAAAATATTTATAGCTAGTTTATTTATAGCTGTTCTAGCTCTACGTTGACAATTTCTGGCAGAATACTTAACTATTTCAGCGACCTGTTGCCACTGGTAACCATTGATATATTTTTGAGTAAGTATCGCAATATCAATACCTTCAAGTTCGTTTAGTGCTAAATCTATTTTATTTATGAGTTTATAAATTTTATTCTTATTATCCTCTAGTTCTATTTTTTTTAGATTTAATTTTTCTTTTCTTGCATATAAATTTTCTAACCCTTCTAGCTCACTATATCCCCCACATTCCTTATCATATTTAGCTATTTTGGCATCACCTAGTGAAATTATTTGTTCTTCTGTATCTTTTAATTCTGCTGTATATGTTTTTAACTTTGCTTTAAAAAAATTGTAATTTTTTAAATAATCATATGTCAAATTTTCATAGTCTGAATACTTCATATATTTTACCTCATCATTTTCTTTTATTAGTATTGGCACCGATAAAGATTAATAATACCAACTGTCCTAAAATTACACCTGCAAAAAAAGACGCTATATATCCCATAACAACACTCCTAAAATTTGTTATTTTTTACGCTTTTAATAGTATTGGTTTCCATATCCCAGAATACTATCCTTAAAATTTTTATATTATGTCTTTTTTCCAGATGTTTATTTGCCATTTTTAAAATTCTTCTGCAAAATGCGTGAAAAAAGTTTTCTCTATTTCTTTTTTCTACTGCCTTTTTATATGTTGTATCGCTACATTCTCCCGCATTTGTTAACGGGTTTATTATTTCCTTCATGGTTTAGCTCCTTAGCTACTTTGTTTGAGAAATTCTTTATAAATCTGTATTTAAGTGTGCAATTCTTTTTATTGCATTTTTCTTTAGTTATCCAACACATAAAACCTGTATCAGCTTCATAGTACTGTTCATCACATTGCATATTACTCACCCTTTTCTATTCTTTCAGAAAGCCTTATCAAAAGTGCAGCAGCCTGATATATTTCAGCTTGTATATTTCCCTTACCACCTAATTTTGCTTTACTTAAATCAGCTTTCTCTCTATAATACTTCAAATTTTCTTGAAAACTCATTTTTATTCTCCCTTTTCAAGTTCCTCGACTAATTCTGGATTATCCCATCTATTTCCAATTCTTCTAAACGCACCTGCTGAATCTATATCAAAATTTATGAGATTTCCCTTTTCAATTCTTGTTATTACATATTCATCTACAAAATCTCTAATTATTCCTAACCATTTTTCATATTTTTGTTCTAAGATATCACCCTCAAACCATGCTTCATTGTTCATACTTATAACGAACTTACTTACAGTATCTTTACTAACGGCTATACATTTCGCATAGCCGTTTTTATTTACTTTAGGAATAATAAAATGATTATTACCTTGCTTCATGTATGTTCCATATATCCATTTATCATCCAATATTCTTTTTCCTCTGTATCTATATTCTTTCATTTTTTATACCTCTTTAAAATTAATATTTGGGTATCTATCTAATAGCATTTTTCTTTTGATGCTATACTCTTTTGTTCGTCTACCTTTAACATCAATAACTTCAACTTTGCCGTTTTTGTAAGTTACTACAAAATCAGCATAGTATTTTATATTTTTAACCTTTTCGCCGTTTTCTCTTGTAAATGCAGGCTGGAGCAAATACTCAACCTGCATTTTTATATTGTCAATCTCGCCTTGCTCTTTTAATGCTAATAGATACGAATAATAATTAGCCTCTTTCTTGCTGTCAAATACAATTCCGTTTATTTCCGTTTTAACAGCGTTATATTTGTTTTTAGGTCTATTTATATCTGTATCTATTTTTTTCTTTGCTATGGGCTTCTTATTAGTTTTTACGATGTATTTAATACCCAACTTTGATAACCCTTCTTCGGTTACATCTTCCCAACCTTTCATTCTTCAATATCCTCTAATTCTTTTTTCATTCGTTCAAAACTATCTGATATATCTCTAAAAGTTTTTCTAGATTCTAATGTTACTATTTGGTATTCTTCACTCTTGTTATATGAAGTAGCTATTATTTTATATTCATTATCCTTAGAAAGCTCGTCTGGTTTTATCATTTCTAAGCTAAATACATCAGATTTTCTTAGTATTCCTACGTTTCCACTTATAAATTTACTCATTTTTAATTCTCCTTTTCATGTCTATATCTGCTTGTATTTCTTGATGTGTATATCCCATTATCTCGCCTACACATATTAATTTTCCGTAAGCTATCGAGCCTATTGCTGTTCCCCACAATTCTACATATCTATTTAAAAGTTTTTATATTGTTCTTCCGCTCTTAATCTAGTAGCAATTAAAAGCTGTCGTTGTTCTTCTTGCTTTTTCAGATAAATTCTCATCTGTTTAGCATCTTCTTCAAATTTTCCCATATTACTAACTCCTATTTTGTCGATATTATGAAATAGTCAAATCCGCCTTTTAATTTCCCGCCATAGGATTTAACTATCTTATGTTCTCCGTCATTTGGTTTTATTTTCTCAATAGATTTTAAATATTCTGCTCTCTTATATAGCTCATCTACCTTATTGTTATCGTAATAGTAAGCTACTTCTCCATAGTGCATACCAGTTTCTTTTATTAATTTATTTATATTGTCCCTACGCTCCTGGAGCTCAAGACGTTTTAATTCTTCCTTTGCCTTTTTACTTCTTTTTATCAATGTATCTTTTCTTGGTTTTGGTGACTCTCTGTATTTTCTATTGGCTTTATAGTAAAGTGCAGCACACTCATAACTACAATACTTACACTTTTTATCCTTACGGGTTATTTCTTTACCACAATATAAGCATTTACCCATTTTTTACCCTCTTAAATCGTCCGTTTTTAATCCTCTGCGTTTTGTCTTGCCATTAAAACTAATATAATAGTTTGTGGACCTTAATCGGTCTATAATTCTTCCTGCATATGTCTTTGCTAATTCCTCTTTAGTAAGATTGGTCGTTACAATTATCGATTTTTTTCGATTGTATCGTTCTGTTATGATGCTATTTACTTTAGATAACACCCATGGTGCAGATACATCTTCACTTCCTAAATCATCAATTACTAGCAAACTGGTATTTCTTAATCTATTTTCATAATTTATCCATTCATCAATGCTTCTAGCCTTCATAGAATACAGACTATCCATCATGGAACACATAGGAACGAATAAACCTCTGCCTCCTTGCTCTATATATTTACGTAATACACATATAGCAAGTGTCGTCTTCATAGTTCCATAACTACCAGATAAAATTAATCCCTCTCCATTTGCTACATATTTTTCTATATTATTGGCATAATTTAATATCATCTGTGCATTCTCTTTTATGTTTTCATCTGGAATTATATTTTCAAATTTTATATCTTTAAAGCGTTCTAATATTCCTGATTCTTCTAAGATTTTATAATTAATCCCAGTCGTTGGTTTCGTTGGCAAATTTGGCTTCGGCTTGTTCGATAGTTTCAACTGCACTTGCTTTATATACTTTTTTACGTCCAACTGCTTTTCTTTGTCGAACCACTGAGGCTTCTTTTTCTGTACCACTCGTTGTACTTGTTGCATCTGTTCCATTATCTACCCTCGCTTCATTTTTTAATATTCCCTCTATATAGCCTAGAGAACGCTTGTTTCTCATCACAGCAATTTTTATCGCATTTTCAATAGCACTAACTCCATACATATCAATAAAATTTATTAGTGTATCAGTTTCTATCGAAGAACAACAAACCCGATTAGTTATTTCTGTTGTATATAATTTGCAAATATAATCTAATTGTTCTTCTATAGTAGTAGTAGATATATTAATAGTAGTAGTAGAATTATAGACTGAACTTTTTTCAGTAGTCTGCTGAACTTTTTTCAGTAGTGCTACTGAATTTTTTTCAGTAGTCGGGTTTAACTGCTGAACTTTTTTCAGTAGTGCTACTGAATTTTTTTCAGTAGTTAATTTAAGCTTATCTTCATTTATTTTATAAACGCTTGGTTTTCGCTTTAATGAATTATCTTCTATTTTGATTATTAAATTATTTTCTATTAATCTAATCAAACAATTAATAACAGCCCTTTGACTTAAACCAGTCCATTCACATAAATAAGCTGTACTAGCATTAAATATTCCATCACCGTTATTATTTTGAGAAAAGCTGTAGATGATAGCATATATTAATAATTCATTTCCTTTAAGTTTTAACTGTGTTACCATCCAGCCATATATTTGAAAATTACTATCATCTTTTACTTTTCCCATTGTTCCACCTCGTTAGTTTTCTGGCTGTAAAGAAGGTTGCTGCAATATTTCCCCAGTTTCTTTATCAACCACTTTTTCATCTTCTTGTATTTCTTCGTTCTCTTCTGGCGTGATATCAACCATAGTTTCATCTTCTTCGTCTACCATATTGGCACTAATATTGCTTTTAATGGTTTCATCACTGTTGATAGCCATTGCAAAATCCGATGCTATAGGTGCATATTTTAATACTCGTTTTAATACTGTCTTTTTCGCCATTTCATCAAAATATTTGTTCCATGGTGAATAGCTGCTACCAAAGCTTTGACTTGTTTTTTTAGCATGGTTTATAATGTCTTCTTTACTCATAACCTCAAAACCATAACCGCCAGATTTAGTGTGAAATACTGCATAATATAAAATTACTTCACCACGATTAGATAATGCAGGTTTATGTTTTAATACAGGACTTAACCCAAGTTCATATTCAAACTCATCATTTTCATATACGCACTGTGCGGAAATATCTGTTACTTCTTTAGAACGATACGCAAGGTCAATCATGCCTTTATAGCCAATTTGGAATTGTACTTCTAACACTCCTTTATTTTTGAATGGTATTAGGTAGGCTTGACCAAGTGGTGTATTAGGTTCTAAGCCTAATTGTGCAGCCTGCATCATAGCCCCAAGAAAACTATTTGGTGTACAGCTTGCTAATTTATTATCTTTACTAAGAGCAGTAAGAACCATTCTTGTAAATCTTTCTGGTGTAAGCACTTTTGGTAATGCTTTTGCAATCTGTTTTTCCATAGAGATTATTAAACTCTGTATAGTTTTTGGTTGCTGTTGTTTAGCCATGTTATTTGTTTTATTAATTAATCCGCCTTTAATATTTGCCATTTTAAATTACCCCTTTATGCTTTTATTCTTTTAAAACTAAATGTTCTGCTTGGTTCTGATTGTTTAGCACACGCATTATATGCTTCTGGATACAATTTTTGTAATTTCTTATTATCTACTGTTGTTCTACCTGCTCTAGTTCTCCAATAAAAGTTATAATTTCCACTGTAGCCTTCCTCGTGGTTCTTGAGAAGGTTTTTTATCAGATTTTGATATTCTGCCTTATCCTGTTTTAAAATCTTCTCTTGTGCCTCAATCTCTTCCAATTTTTCAGCAAATACATCAGCATTAGCAGAAATTTCAATTCTATCTACATCACCGCCCTTATATTTACTCTTAATCATTTCTGTACAGGCTGTAGAGCCGTCTACCGGTGGTTCAATGTCTTTAGATATATTCTGTTCAAAAAAGTTTTTTTCGAGCTCCATGAGGTTGTCAGCGTCCTCACGATTGAACTTAACTTTTTTATAGATGTACTCACTGCCATTATCGAATAAGCAGGCAATGTAGCAGTAATCCATTTCCATAACTGCCATATAATGAAGTATCTGACAGTAATAGTTGTCTGGTATTTCATCATCTAACCATTTTTCTTTATTAAAACCACTTGATGTTTTGCACTCCAGGAATGAATTTTCTCCGACAATCATGCGGTCAATCGAAGCACAAGCCCAAGGGTATTTATCGTTCACCCATACGCCAGTTTTATGGACCTTCTTTCCTGTATCGAGTGTAAATCGTTCTGCAACGAGTTCTTCTGCTCGCTTGCCAAACCAAATGCGAAGATTGTTGCTTAAATCCTCTTTTTCACTTCTGCCTGTTTTTTCTGCCCATAGCTGATATTGACTTTTCCATTTGTTAAATCCAGCTACAGTACTTGCATCGCTTCCGCCAATATATTTATTTCTAAGATTTAGCCAAGCTTGTTCATCTTTCATTTGCTCGGCTGTCATAATAAGCCTTATTGCCATTATTTAATCCTCCATGTTAAAATAAAATTGCTTTTTTATTTTTTTATGCCTCTTGCTTTACGCAGGGGCTTTTTTTGTAAAATAATTCTGTACATTTTTGTAATGTATCTTGTAATTCTCTTTTTTTATAAATACTTTTATAAATTAATATCGGTGTACCTTGTTTATTATTATTTTGGTAAACTATTTGCATAATATACCCCTTTTCTTATAATTTAATACCTTCTACCTCAGAGCTATAATATTCCTCATTAGCACCAAAAGATTCTAAATCATAGGCAACATTTTTTTCATCAAAAATAATTCCATCATTATTCATACGATACCAAGCAGCACCATAGTTTTCATCTGGATTTGGATTAGTATCTTTTACAAAAACCCAATATCCTAATGCCCATTGCAATATTGCTAATCTTTTATTTAACAATTTAATCATCAATTTTTCTCCTTTTTTTCGGTATCTGTGCTGGTGAATAGCACAATCTATCATCTTTACATACCGGTACAGATAAGCCACATATTAAATGCAGTATCTGTACGTTATTAGGTTTTAACTTTTTGCCACATCTCCAGCATTTCATGTTTACACCTCTAATTCTTGGTATGCCTTTTTTATACACTCCATAAATGTGTAATTGCATAATATTTCTATGCCGAATTCTGTATGTTTTATAACCCCCATTTCCTGTAGTTTATGCAAGATATCTTCTAAGGTTCGATATTCTAAACCGAAAATATTTTTAAAATTAGCATATGTTGTTTTGAAGTCTAGTTTTAGTATTTGTTTATCTAGTGTTAATTCTGGTAAATTGTTTACTATAATTGCTAATGCTACCCATATATTAGGTTTGTACTCTCTTTTACAATAGAAGCCACCTTGTTTTCTTATTAATGGCAATATAGCCTTATTTAAATTCTCTTTTTCTGCTATCTTAGGAATATACATATTTAACAAGGTGTTTAAATCTGCAATTATTAAATCTGTTTTAAAATCATACTGGTCAGATAGCTCCTTCATGATATATTGTTTATCAAAATCATCTAGTTTAAATATAAACTGCCAAATGCTATCTTTATCAGCAGTTAAAATTTTGTAATGAAGAACCTGCATGGTTATATCTTCTTCAAGGAACCTATCATATTTTTTTATGATGCTTCCTAGTGATGTTAACTTCTTGCCATCACTCAAACCAGTTACTTTAAGCCAGCTTTTTAAAACTTTTACTTGATTTGCTGTTATTCCTAATTCTTCTGGTTTTAAATTATTTATATATTTAAGACCTTTTGCTAAATGCCTTAGATTAAAAGCCCCATAGTTTTTCATTCATGCTCCCACTCCTATTTTTGATTGCGTTTATTATCAAAAAGTACCATTATGTCTTTGATTGTTATAGGTTTATAAGATTTCCATGGTAAACTTATATTTTTTATATCTTTTATAACTAGATAAACATTTACATTAAATTTAGGGAAAAACCATTTTATCCAATTGCCTGCTTTTAAATCCTTAAACACATCTTCACTACTTTTAGCACCGTATAATTTCATAATACTGTTTATGTCATAAATATCTCCTAATTCATCATTCTTTAAGAACTCTATTTTCAATGCTTCTACCAACTCATCTACATTTTTAATTCTGCTCCTGTTATATGCCAGTATAGCTACATCATATTCGTTTTCTTCGAAATCATTATTTCTAAATAAACTTCTATATTCAGCTAAAGATTTTTCATTCTTATGTTGATGGTTGTATTCGATTAAATCTAATATTCTATCAAAGGCAATATTATCTTCAAAAACTCTTGACTTAATACCAAAACAAACTTCACCACTATGAAGAAAATCTTTTGCTATATCAGTAAAATTTTTAAATTTATCAAAGGGTATAAACAACCCAGCATCTAAAGTGTCGGATTTTTGTATATATAATATATACATTTCCAATTTATTTTCTTTTATAAAATCATATAGAGTCACATCATCACCCCGCCAACATTAAACCTGTTAAGATAACCCCAACAACTGTCACGAATACTAAAGAATATTTGCAGATATTATCTTTTTTTCTACGTCTTTTTAAAGCTTTTATATCTCTATCAAATTCGCTTTTTAGTGGTATATTTATTGTATTTATATCCTTCATGTTTTCCTCCTATTTCTGGTGCGTACCAAGCACCATAGCAGACCGCTCGCCAACCTCCTCGCCATAGTAAATTTGTTAAGAAGATTATCGTTTTGGATTTGCCATTTTTCTTTCTTTAATATTTTTTGTTATGTTAATAACTCTGCTATGGTATTTGCTACGCACCAGATAAGTGTTATAATAAAGATAAAGTTTATATACTAAACATCATCTTACTTTCAAGGGCTAATATAGATTAGCCCTTTTTATATTGGCACTCTTTTATATATTGCTTATAAGAACTTACCGGTATAAGATATTTAGGTTTTTGGCTATCTTTTTCAATGGACTTTATAACCATTGGTATACCTTTAGACTTAAAACTATCTATTACAAAACTATTGCTGGTATAAAGCCATTGAGCTACTTGTGATACTTCCAGCATTTGGTAATCATCACCAAGTTTTTCATCAACCTTGTTTAATTCTTCTATGGCTTTATCTATACAAGCAACAGACTCTGTTTTAAAAGCAATATCATCTTGAAGTCTTGACCTTAAAGTCATAAGCTCGACTATTAAGTCTTTCATGTTCTCACTCCCCTATGATTTTGCCAATGTTGGCAATATGGTCGCACCCAAATTTGATGATGATGTAAAACTAGGCGGGTTTGACCATAATCACACTTATTTACTTGCAATTTATTGGGTAAAAAACAACCTTTTTATCCTGCTATTAACTTTTGTGATAATAATAATCTAAATGCTTCACGTCCTCGTGGTGTTATAAGTGTTTGAATACCACTCCAGCTATCATCTTTAGCTTTTTGTTCTTTGACTTCAAAATATCCCTTACTGTTACTATCGCTAGCTATAAACTGAGAATATGGCTGTAATTTACCTTTAACATTTCGATAAACAAACTTTCTTTCTAAAAGCCAATTTATAAAATACTTTTGACCAATGTGTAACATTTTTGATGTATCTCTAAAATTAGTTAATGTATTTCTATCAACTAATTCATCAAAATAATCAGCTTTAGGCTTCATTATTTGATTTTCTGTCGTTAGTTTTAGAATTTGCTCATCTTTCATCAATAGATTTTTATTAGCAATAGTTAACGCACGACTCATTACCATTTCAGGACTATTCCATTTTTTCTCAACATCTATAAAATATTGACGAGCTATCATTCCTTTTTCATTTTGTTGCATCATAGCAAGATGTTTTGCCATATCTAGAGTTAATACATGATTTAAAATTACCTTAACTCCACTAACTCCACCACTTTCCGTTTTTTCGGAATATGGTACAAAATCAACATTTTCAATAAATCCCTTACTTTTGCGATTAAACCATTGAGTATATTTTTCCTTTACTTCTAAAAAATCATAAAGCATACGACCACTTATTGTAGGTTCACCATTTTCATTTACTTCAACTTTTAATAATTCGTTCATGTTTATGCTCCTTTTGTTATTTTTGACTTGTATTTCCGTCAATTTTCTTTAAAAAATTAAGGTTTATATCTAGTATAGACCCTAATTTTGCTAATAACTTCAAACTTGGAGTATATCTCCCTCTTTCTACATCAGCATAATAAGCTCTTGAAACATCTGCTTTATTAGCTATTTCTTGTTGTGTCATATTTTTCTTTATACGAGCTTTTTTTATAACATCACCAATCATTTATTCACCCTCTCATTTATGTTATGTGTTTATTGTATTGTATTTCCGTCATTTTGTCAATAGTAATTCCGTCAAAAATGTATTATAATATATAAAAAGACGGAATTACCGCACAAAAAAAGAGGTGTAGAATATGAATACATTAGGTACAAATATAAAAGAAGCACGAAAAAAAGCTGGTCTTACTCAAATGGAACTCGCTAAACTAACTAACTTATCAAGGTCATATATTGGAGATATAGAAAAAGACAGATATAACCCTAGCTTAGCAACTTTAAAAGCAATAGCCAATGCTCTTAATCAACCGTTAGATTCAATATTAACAGATAATGATATAAATAATAATGAACCGACATTAACAGAAAAAAATAATAAAGATTTCCCTCAAATTAGAGCAATTCAAAGAGCT